GCCCCTTTCGGGGCACCTGGTGCTTCGCACCTACTGCTCTGGTCCAGAGAGGGGGATTCCCCTCCCTTTCTTTGGATCATCAGGGCCTATGCTGGTCGCTACCGATACCGTGTTAGCTCGCCGTGAGGCGAACACTGCGGTCGTGCGTACCTCTTCCCTTAATCGGGAGAAGGTCACACAAAGCGCACACGGTAGGGCCTGTGAAACTCAGGCCGATCGGCATTCTGATGGAAAGGAACAACCATGTTACGTACCCGTTCCCGGTTCACTTTCAGTGAGCCGGCTATATTGCGGACGCAGGACTTTTTTGGTCCTGTGTCTGCTGGGTACGTACACTTCGTCAATCGTGAAACCACGGTTGACGAAGAGCATCCCTGGTACGCCTGGAGAGAGGTCGTGAATAACGAACTTTCTCGTGGGTTTACCACTGGTGTGGAGATTGGCGGAGATTTTACTTCCGTCAAGACCACCTGCGAGCTGCTGTCAAAGCAGCCCGTTAGCTTGCGAGGGTTCCCCCATTCGGGAGACTACCTTTACAAGTTTGATGGTCCTCTCGTTCCATCTCTTCCCCAAATCACGGTACCTTTACCGGAAGTTAAGGAGAGATCGATCCAGGAGTTCGGTCAGTGGGGCTATGGTTTCGACCATGCCCGACAATCGGACCCTTGGATCCATCCGTCTCAGACGGATGAGGAATTGGCAGTGCTGGGCGCGAGTCTTGTTTCAAAGCTCGCGCCTACAGCGCCACACAACAGCGTCTACACGTCCCTAGGAGAACTTCGCAACGATGGACTTCCGTCCATCCCCTTCCTTTCTTTCCTGAAAGGTGGGAGCATTGCGAAGAATGCGGGTGGCGAATACCTGAACTATCAGTTCGGGATCGCTCCTACTATCTCCGATGTCAAAAACATCCTCGAGACTGTCAAAAAAGCTGACAAGCTTTGGAAGCAGTATCTCAGGGATTCGGGACGCCTAGTTAGGCGGCGGTTTGACATGGATCCAGAGAAGGAGACGGTAACCGAGATTCTGGCTACAGAGCCATGGATCATTCCGGTTAATACCTCATCTTCTCATTGGAGCAGTGTGGGACCAGTGACAGCAGTTACTGAAATCACTCGAAAGAGATGGTTCAGTGCTGCCTATCTGTACTACGTGGACAAGAGTTCCCTTGCGGGAATGGAGGGGTTCCTTGAAAAAGCGAACTACCTCTATGGGTGGAAACCCTCTCCCAGTGCCACGTACAACCTCACTGCGTGGAGTTGGCTCCTCGATTGGTTTACCAACACAGGCGACGTTATTGACAACGTCAGTCTGTATCTCGAGGACCCCTTCCTGGTCAGATGGGCCTACATCATGGAAGAAACTTCCGCGGTGAAGACCATCTCTCAGTCTCTGGTGTCAAGCCAGGGGCAGAGCGTCACTGCTAGTATGCGTTTCACAACGCATATCAAAAAGCGGCGACGGGTCAATCCTTTCCATCTAGGATTCAAGGGAGAGGCCCTTAATGGGCATCAACTTGCAATCCTTGCGGCTCTTGGACTCACTAAGGGTCGCAACCCCGGATCGATGTGAAATCGACCCGAGGGGCGAGCGAAGTAAGCAATCGCGAGCCGTCTTCCGCAACCAGCGGGAGATCACCTCTGTGGGGAGGATGACCTATCCTTCTCACTCAACGCTAGGAGCATTGCCTTGTTCACAGACCCACAGTCGGTCACCATCAACGCCATTGCCAATTCGCTTCCGCGAACTGACAACGACGGACAGTCCGCCACCTATACCAAGGATGACGGCACTGTTACACTGAAGGTGTCACACCAGGAGACGAAGAACGGTCGACTGCGTCATGCAGTCAAGCTCGATCAGAACAAGATCGCAGCTGACCCGTTCGTCGCCGGCAACTCCCGTCTTTCGGGGGCTAGCATCACGCTCGTCATCGACGAGCCCAACGCTGGTCAGTTCACCAACGCTGAGCTTCTCCTTCTTTCGAAGGCGCTCATCGCGTGGGGTTCTGATGCCAACCTGACGAAGGTCATTGCGGGTGAGAGCTGACAAGCTCTCTACCTGGCGTGGCCTGTTGTCCACATCATGCCAGATGATCGCGGTTTTCACCTCGACGGCCTTTATAGGGCTTCTCGTAGGTTATGAACTGCAATCCGTCTGGAGCAACATGGACGACCTGTGGAACGCCCAAGTCGTGAGACTTAGGTGTCCAAGGTGGTCTGCCTTCCCTTTCGGAAGGTAGTCGAACGAGGCTATGGATCCCACGAACCTCTAGAAAGGAGGCCGTGAGTGAAAAGCCTGATGATGCTCTGGACAGAGCTTGCCAAAGAACTTGGCGAGCAGTGTGGTGTGAGCACCTCCGCTGACGTTAGTGCTGTCAGCGGGCGGATCAAGGATCAAGGTTGGTCTTATATGACCATCAGTCTGCCACAATTCTGTAAGGACTTCGAACGAAGCCTCGCAGATAAGCAGATTTCCACTACCTCTTTCGCTGGTTTCCGGCGAAAGGGCCGATCCCCCGTTTTTCTGGGTGGATTCCTGGACCTGATCTTTGATCGCGGCACGGGTTTTCTTCTTCCCGAGCCAAGCATCGATTCCATCCATGCTGTGCGGCAGCTTACGCTGCTGTACAGCAAAATGGAGTTGCCTACTTCTGAAAAGAGGGAGGCAGCCGCGATGCGCGGCTTTGTGGAGGTTGAGAATGACGTCCAGGAGACTGCAGTCCGCCTTGCGGCGGACTTCCAGGAGTTCGGATCGAACTCGTTGCTCGGCGCTTTCAGGCGCATGAGCAATCTCCTCTGGAATGAAGTATTCAGCGAGATGGGGGCAACCCTGTGGCGCGAACAACACGGTGTTAAGGCTTCTGCCTACAACCGTGGAATGCTTCGACCCAGGCACGGACCTGGTGCTACTGCCGACAGACTTTTCGGAAACGAGAAGTTTGATCTATCGGAGTGGCCCAAGCGCTTGGAATCAGTGTTCCCTTACGGGGAGTACTGTGTTCCGAACGAGCGGTATATTGAAGACCGCTACCGTGACGTGACGTTGTTGGACCCCGAGGACGAGCGACCCGTTCGGGTCGTTGCAGTTCCCAAGACGATGAAGACACCGAGAATCATCGCCATTGAGCCTACTGCTATGCAATACATGCAGCAGGCCTTGGCACAGACTCTCGTACTATACATCGAGCGCGACAGTTCAGTCGTTGCTGGAAGTATGGTAGGCTTCGCTGACCAGAATCCTAACAGGAAACTGGCTTGCGAGGGCTCCTTGACCGGAGCGTTTGCGACACTCGATTTGAGTGAAGCTTCCGATCGTGTCTCTCATCTGCTCGTCCAGAACCTGGTACACAGGTGGCCTCTTGTAAAGGAGGCCATTGAAGTGACTAGGTCACAGCGGGCAGACGTACAAGGCGAGGGAATCATCCCTCTTGCCAAGTTCGCGTCGATGGGGTCCGCTCTCACTTTTCCTGTCGAGGCCATGTGTTTTTTGACACTGGTATTCCTCGGCATCGAGTGGGAGCAAGGCTACCCGTTAACAAGGGAGCAGATTAAAACTGACTTCCTTGGCCGGGTGTTGGTCTATGGGGATGACATCATTGTCCCCACTGACTACGCATCCTCAGTGATCTATTCACTCGAAGCCTTTGGGCTGAAAGTGAACAAGAACAAGTCTTTCTGGAGTGGTAATTTCAGAGAGTCTTGTGGTCGGGAGTACTATGACGGACACGACGTTTCTGTCGTGAAAGTCAGGAAGGTCGTCCGTTCTCAGAACGGGAGACTATCCTTTCCCACCTCACTGAAGCACGTCCCTGAGGTCGAGTCGTACGTTTCTCTCCGCAACCGCTTTTACGCGGCCGGATTGTGGCGTACGGCGTCGTACCTCGACGACAAGTTGCGGTCCCTGTTGAAGGGCCACTTCCCAAACGTCGAGGTGCAAGAGGGCACTCCTGAGGAGGAGATGCTCTCTAGATCTCGCTTGCTCGGTAGATGGAGTTTTCTCGGATACCAATCCGAATGGACCCATCCAACGCTGCACAACCCCCTTGTCAAGGGTTGGGTAGTCAGCAACCGAATCCCAAAGAGTGAAATCTCTGGAGTCGGTGCCTTGCAAAAGGTGTTGTCTAAAGTTAGCGACGAACCTTTCGCTGACCGGCAGCATCTTGAGCGTGCTGGACGTCCCGAAGCCGTCTACATGAAGCTTCGGAGAGTCCGTCCCTTTTAGGGGGGCGGACGCGGCTGAAATTTAGCCGCAGTGGAGGAGCTTGTGTGCTTCTTCCTACCGCGATCAGGGACTAGACCAGAACTAACAAGTTCGAACTAGTCGTCGGGTGGAACCGACATCC